CCTGTATAAACTGCAAAATATTCTTGAGTTTGTTCAGCTACAGGTAATCCTCCTAAAGCCCCATTTACGGGTCCTAAAAAATTATTTAATTGTTCCTGTTCAAGAGTTACAGCTGCAGTTTGAGATGCTGGATTTCCTTGTGATGGTGGTGCTACTGGCATATTTTATTGATTAAAATCTATTGAACTAACTTTACTCCCGTTATATCTACCATTACTCCATCCTGCTTGAGAATAATTTGAATCCTGAACTGAAGCTCTAACAGCAGAACCACTTACAATTAAATCAAAATTAATAGGAATAAATCCCCCAGTACTAGTATAATCCACATCTTGATAGATTTGTGAAAATTGAGGAATCATAGTATTTCCTAAAATAGCATTATAATCTGAATATTCAAAATTGGATATACTAGGATTTATATTTATTAAAACTGTACTATCTACAGTAGTAGCAGTTTCAGATTGGTTAATTTCTTCTATTGCATAAACAAGGGTAATTTGATTACTACCAAATGCTACATACATCCCTGCAAAAAAGCAAGGACCCCCTGAAGTAGGGGCTAGTAAACTTTGAGCAGAAGCAGGCCCATTTCCGTTTACAGTAATTGTATTTAAAACTTGTATTCCTAATTGTTGGAATTGATCAAGAGGAAAACCTTCTATAAATTCATCTATTGAAGAAGAAGGAACTAATAAAGAAAAATAAGTGCCTCCTAACCCCGTAAAATTACTTACATTTATACTAGAAGTAACAGAAACTTCAATATTAGGAGTATTAAAAGTATAAACATCTGTAGGATCATCATAAAAACCACCATTGTTTCCTCCTACTACAATTAATCCTCCATCATTATCATCATTGAATACAACAACATCAAAGGGGTTTAAAGTTTTAGACATAGGATTTTTAACTACAGTTAAATCAAAATCCTTAATTTCATTGAAGGAAGAAGTAATTTCACTAGGGACAACCCCCATTAAATAATGATCTCCTTGTTGTTGAGTAGTTAATATATCATATTGTACACCCCCTATATCTGGATAATTTATAATAATATTATCAGCAATACCTAATTGAGAATCATAGTTAATCCCTTCCTTATCCAATTTGTGGATTTTAATATACTTTATCCCTTTAGTAAAGGTTTGGCCATAATTAGGGTTATCTGGTGGTGCTGACATTTATTTTATTTTTATCCTCCTAAAAGTCCTGATTGGGGTGGGGAACCTCCTTCACCTGTATTTAAAAAACTACCGGTATCATACCATAAATATATTTCACCTTGATTTGGTGATGGGAAAGGACTCTGGAAGGGACCTATAGGTAGTATACTGCTTGTAAAAAATAATACATCATAAGAAATCTCTATAACAGAAGGTTTTTTATTAGTATTTTCATCATTTAATTCCCCAGTTGTAGCTATAAAATTGCTTCCACTTAATTCACCATTATAAAATTCATCCTGAGTAGATTGAGTTATCTCAGCAGGGCCTTTAGGACCATCAACCTCGTAAACCCAACTTTGGGTTACTTGGGGAGAAACTCCATTTATAAAAGCATCTGAAGAAGTTAAGAAATTTAGAGCATCATATGTCCCTGCTTGTCCCCCACTAATAAACCCGGATTCTATTGATCCCGTGTAATAATCTTGAGAAGATTCTATTTGGGCAGGTCGTTGTTTATTTCTTTCTAATAAATGTTGTTTAATTACAACCCCAGATGCTAATCCCGAATTAGCAGGTACAAAATCTTGTACCATTTTAAATAAAGAATTATCAAAATATTTAATAAGCCTTATGAAATCTTTCCAATCATAATTTTTATAATATTTTTCAAAATAAAAATCTCTTAAATTATCTAAATCAGGATACGAATATGATGATGAATTGAATTGTCTAGGATCTCCTATATAATCTCCTATATTAAAATAACCAAAACTATTATTAATATCATCATTAATTTCATTTTGAGGAGAAAAAGCAACTTCTACATAGTTTATATCTTTAACAACATCACTCTCTCCGCTTCGGAGTGCTACATAATGAGGAATTCGTTGGTCAATGCTTCTATAAGGAGATAAAACTTGATTTCCAGGGGGGAGATTAAATTTTTTAGATCTAATTTTTTCGGAAACTCTATTTTTAATACCTACCGTAGGTTGGTCGTAATATATGACTTCTGTTTGGGGATAAAATACCACATCAGAATTAACAGTATAATTGCTATTACTATTAAAAGAATTGGTAATATATGAACCTGTTATTTTAGGATGAATTGAAACTAAAGTACCAGTACTAGTACTTAATTCACTACCTAAAGGTGCTCTAAATATAAGATTATCTGCAGATGATGAAAAATGAACCCCTTCAATAGAATAAGGATTCATTACATAATCATGGAATGCAGCTTCACTTTGAGTTACATTATAATATCTTATTTCTTGAAATGATCCAGTGAATCCAAAATAATCATTTCCTCCTAAGGTAACACTATTATTGTTATTATAAGGAAAATTAAGAGCTGCAAATGTAGGGTTAATCCATGCTGTAAATGTTGTATTTACAATGCTACTTGTAGTAAATCCTATTTTAAAGCCATCATTTCCATTATATATAGAATTAGCTGCTCTTAAAATTACATCAACACTATCACCTGAGGCTCCTTCTTCTCTAGCAGCGTGAACACCCCACCAATTCCCATCATAAAAAGGTGCATCAACACTAGTAAGTTTAGTTGTACCATCCCATAAAGATAATTTAGCATATTCATTAGAAGCAGATGGTATTGCCCCTGAGTATGATGCACTACTGTATCCCGAACCTGTGTAATCTAAAGTTAAATAAAAATTAGCAGCTCCTTCATTAAAAGAAACTATACTATATTTGTCCTCTGATGGTAAATTATTTCCTGCTTGGAATCTAAAAAATATAGATTCAGGGTTATCATCATAGCTATTCCAAGCAGTATTTACATTCCATGGTATTTCTATATGATTACTAGTAGAAGAACCACTGATGTAAGCAGCATAATTAAATCGATTTTGGAAATAATCCCAATCGTTAGAAGTATTTTTATCTTTACCCCCAAACTCAGATATTCTTAAAATAGTATCAGGAATGCCAAAACAATTAATTAAAGCTCTTAAACCTTCAATAGTACCTTTTTTCTTAAGTAAATAAGGTAAATTATGATATAAACGCTTATAAGTTTCTTTATTTACATTTTCTAAAGGAAAAGCAACGTTAGAAGCAGTTACATAAGTTTCAATAATCTCAGAACCCGTAGGGGGTAATAAATTACCCGAACCATTTATCCCTAATAAAGCTGAATATAAATTATCCGAAGAAAAATTATTTTGGTAAAGTTTTAAACCTGCTCCTCTTAAAGCATCCGCTACTAAATCTTTTGATATACCAAAATCTAATCTATTATCACCATTATATCTTTCAGTAATTATGTTAACGTAAGAATATATTATATCAAAATGTTGACCTATCATATTCAAGAATAACTCATAACCCGAATTGTCAGGATCTTCTCGAAGATAATTAGGAATAGTATTAAGTAAATTATCTTGGTTTTCATCATCGTAAAAAGAAGCAGAAAGGATTCTTCCACCATAATTTGATGATGATTCATCTTTACTACCTAACCAAGTAAGTACTTCTGCACTTCCTGTAGATTGTAATGTGTAAGGTTGGGTAGAATTAGATTTAGGGTAAGCTAAAGCTCCTGAAGTATAGTATAGATAATTTTCGTACCCATCAAAATTTTTAATAATATCCGTTATCTGGGATTCATAAATTGCTCTACTAGCAGATACTTGAAGAGAAGAAGAGGTTGAGCCTGTAATATCGTTAACATTACTAATATTATTATTAAATTCTTCAATTTGTCCTATTTTATAATAAAAATTGGCAATTCTTTCTTCTGCTGAACTAAAGTGTACAAAGTTTTCAAATTCCGAATAATCTATATTGACTTTTATACCTTTTTCGTTTAGAATGTTTTCTAATTCATTATAAGAAGAACTTAACTGAGAATTTTCTATTAATGAATTATAATCCTTTTCTTCAGTAGAATTATTTATTTGATCTGAAATTTGGTAGTTGAAATTAGGACCTTTTATATAAATAATATCTTTCTCTATTTCAACAGGTTTAGGGGGTAAATTTAAGTTATACCCTACAGTTTCAGCAGTTTCTAATGCAATTTGCAATTGCGTATTTACTGTAATTATTGAAGGTAAAGGTTGATATAATTTTACTAAAATAGTATTAGGTATTGATGTATCATCTACCGTAATATTATTAGCTATATAATAAGTATCTCCTATTTTAATATAAAAATCTTTAAATGCTGTTCCTTCTAATGTAGTTTGAAATTCTTTTACTAAAGAATTAATTTCTTCATTAGAAACATTGTTGATAGATAATCTTATTTCTGTCCTACTAGGAGAAATTTCTTGAATAAAATACTTATAATTATCTGAATTTAAAGCTATTCTATAAAAATTATAATACACATTGTATACTCCTATATCATACCCTGTATTTTGTAAATCTCTAATAGGGTATACTATAACTGAAGAAATTTGGTCTTCATTTATTGTATTACTATTATTTCTAATTGTAAAACTAGAAACTTTATCACTAGCTAATAATTCCCCCGTAATAGTTTCAACAGAAAAAATTACTTGATCCGTAACAGGATTAAATTCTGAAGTAGAATCTACCACAGGAATAAGGGCTTCCTGAGAAGAATTGTATTCTTGTTGAGTTGCCCCCTCAGGATTATTCAGTGGTGTTATTGTTATCATCTGCTATTAAATCAATAATGTTTTGTTGTAAAGTTAAATTTTCTTGTCTTAAAGAAGTTATTTCATCTAAAAGAGCTTGAATTTCATTTGATATACCTTGTGAGCCAATATATTCAGTACTTTGTTTTACTAAAAACTCATGAGAATTTACACTTCCCTCTTTAGGGATTTCATAAAATAAGTTTTCATAAATTTGAAAAAATTCATCTATAGTTGTTACTTCTTCTACTGGGGTAGGAGTAGGGGTTGGGAGCAATTCATTAAATTGGGTGTTAATAGTATTAAGATAAGCTGATTTGTTATAAAGCTTTTTCTTCAACTCTAGGGTACTCCCTGAACTATATGTGTTATTACTATTATCCATTTATAACTTTAAAGTAATAATGATCATCTAATACTAAAGTTTCGCCTCCTATATTAGTTTTAATAAGTATTTGGTAATACCTTTCTGGTTCTAAACCATTCATATAAAGAGTAAAATAACTACTTTCACTATCTGCACTTATTTTAGTATAAGTTGTGTCAAAATCAATTACAAATTCGTTAGTATCTAAATCTTTTACGGCATAAAATGAAGCTGTAGGAAGATAAAAATTAGTAGTATAAATAGAGGCAGTTTGAAAAGTTCTTTGGGGATATTGGGGACGAGAATTAATTCTAATTTTTTCAATGCTATCTCTTCTGTAAAATCCTTTATTATTATCTAAACTAGCCACCATTCGGGATGTATCAATTACTGTGTTTGACGATGATCCAGTGTTATATATAAAATCATCCCATTTGAATTCGAGCTGTGGTGGATAAATGGTATGAGTATCTATAGAAAAATATTTTACAGTAGTAACATAGTCTCTATCAGCTATAAATTCATCTTCATCAGATTGTTTAACTAAAAATCCATCATTTGGAAATCCCCCTAAGCTATTAGAAGAACTATACCATGTTAAAACAGTATTAGTAACATCCGTATTTAAATCCTTATCATTAGCATAATTTAATATTTGAGATCCAGTTACATTTAATCCCAAATTTGACCCTGTATACCAGTTACCTCCACCCGCATTACCATCAACATAAGAAGCAGTAGCATATGTTTGAAAAGAGGTTGCATCCCATGGGTCTGAGCCCGATGAAAGTCTAAATCCCCAACATACTCCATTTTCAGTTTGGGGGTTATTAGCATATCTTCCGGTTCCCATATTCCAAGAACCCGAAACAGGATATATTTCTAAAGTAGTTTCAGCATTAAGACCCGTTATATTTGCTATATAATTTCTAAGATTAGCTTGAAAATTTTTAGTACCAATTTCATTATCTATTACATCTTCTATTTCAGTTTGAGAAAACTTAATTACATATCTGCTTACTTGAGGAAGTACAGAATTATAAAAAGTAGAAGCTTCTATAATTTCATCTAACCCAGTATTTAAAACTGGGAATTCAGAATATAAGGTTGCGTCTTTTTCGGGGAATAATTTATATACTGCCATGGTTTATATTATAATGGTACTACTCTACCTTTTATATCAGTGTTAGGGAATTTAATTTCAAAAATTGAAGGGTCTTGGGAAGGATAAACTACTCCATTTTGAGTTGCCCCGCTAATATCATAACCATATTGCGAATAACCTAAGCTTGTACCTACTTTATTAATTATTTCAATATTTTTTACATTTTGTATTCCTTTTAAGTCATCAGAACAAGTTAAAAGACTATATAATTCATTAATTAAAATAGGTTGATTAATTTGCATATTATCATTACTAAAATAATCTTGAAGTTTTATAATAGATTGTGTAAGTACTTCGTTACTATTAAAGTTAGGTAATACTACAATTTCAAAATTAACTCCTATATTGATAATAAAAGCATTTCTAATCCTAATAGAATCATTTATAATTCTATATTGAGAAAGATACGCAGACAAATTTTGCTTTAAAGCAGGGGAAGGGTTACTAAATTTTTTATCATCGTCATATGCTAAAGCATATAAATCTAAAACAGATGTTTTTTCACCTAGAGAAAGATTATCAAGTTTTTGAGCTTCTATATAAACTTTAGCTAAAGAGCCATATTGTGAAGGCATACTTAATGCTCTTACTAAATAATCTTCTTGGGTTACACTTCTTAATTGGGAGGCATAATTAGCTAATGAATTTTTTCTAATTTCTTGAGCTGAGTCTCCATTTCCCCCACCTGTAGCAGCATTAGGGTTGTTTACTGCCAAAGAATCAAAAGTAGTTTGAGCTAAACTAGCATCTAAAGTATCTACATTAAAAGATATGTTAGCTGTAGTATCTATAGTGTTAAGACTATTAGCAGGAATATTAGCTGCTACTCCTCCTCCTGTTAAATAACGTATAGTTAATGTAGTATTAGCGGGAGCGGCCCCATATGTTTTAGTAAACATAAAATTAGAGGGGGAATAAGCGGTAGTAAGTTTATCTTGGGTTGAGGGAAGACCTATACCTACGTTATCAGGATTAGGAATAATTTGTTCACTAACATCATTCGTACTCCCCGCTCCAAATTGAAGCTGTAATGTAGCAGAACCACTATTTAAATTATTACTGCTTACGAATCTAGTAACAAATCTATTAGGTACTTTTTTTAATCTTAATAAGTCTCCAACTACATCGGAATTTTGGAAAGTATTAGGATCATTAGGAAAAGGATTAGTATTTTTTATCGTTTCAAATACAGTTTCCTGTGCTAAATAATCTACTTCAGTCCATTCATTTCCATCACTATCAGTTACATCTAAAATTCCTAGGGGTTGGTTTGTTACTACATTATAAGTAAAAAACCTTTCGGGTTCTGTAACATCAACAGTAGCAGTATTAATTTTAGCTGAGATTGCCTTAGCTTTTTTCTTTAAAAGAAAAGAAACAGGTTGATCACCTGAAATTTCATAGATAGAAACTTCAGTAGGATCTAAAGAACTAGATTGGCTAAAATCAATTCTATCTTGTATTAAAAAAGATTGCCCACTATTTCCACTAATAGAAGTATTTTCACTTATAGAAAGAGCGTAATCAAAATCGGGTACATTTTGTTCTACAGATGCTATATATTTAGCAGGCACTGTTTGGAATAATTCTACTTCAGTGGTAGCAGCACTACTAACTGAGGGTTTATAACCCATCATATAAGCTAAATCATATAAATTATTTAATTGTTTAGCATATTGAATAAAATTTTCTTGGATTTGGTTATCTGTGTAGAAAGAAAGAACATCTCCTACATAAGAAGCCATTTCAATAAACATAGTCCCTGGGGAAGTAGCACTAAAATCAGTGTATGTATTAGGAAAATAAGTTTTTGAAAATTCAATAAGATTAGCTCTAAAGTCAGAGAAATTCCTGTTAATATACTTGATATTTCTATTAACTCCGGTATTGCTATTTATTAAATCGTATGGTGGCATTATAATGGTATATTAAATTCTATAAATTCGTCTAAATTTGAAAATACTGAGTAAAAAATTTGAACTTTAATATTATTAAACTCAGGATCTGACGTAGCTATAACTTCTTTTAACTTAACCATAGGAAATACTAGATTTATATCATCTTCAATTCCTTTTTTTAAAACTTCAGTTGTAGATGGATCATTGGGCTCAAATAAATAATTTGATATATTTCCTCCAAAATTAGGGTTAAATACTCTTTCACCTTTATTAGTTAAAAAATAATTAACCATATTAAATTTTATCTGTTCGGCAGTAGTATAATTTATTTTAAAAACAGAATCCGAACCAGATACCGCTGTAGATTTAAAAGGGAGAGCTAAACCAATCCCCGTAGAAGGAGTTTGATCAAAAGCTGGTATATTCCCTACTTCTATAGCCATTATTTATTATTTAGAAGTCCCATAATTTGATCCATACCTACATTTCCCTCTGGTAATTGACCATTAGCTGGATCAAAATTTGATGGGGGTACAAAATTTTGTGCGTCTTTAGATGTAAATTGAGCAGCTGTTTCTCCTAAAATATTAGCATATGCTGCTCTTTTATCTTCACTAACTGGTTTATTTTTAGTGGGTGAAATTGTTGGTGTAGAGGAAGAAATAGTTTGTTTAGGAGCTTTTACAGCTTCTAGTAAAATTTCTCTTAATTCTTCGTGAATTACTTCCCTTACAGATTCCTTAATTAGTTTCTTAAGTGCTTGTGATTTCATTGATTATAAATATTATATTTAATAAGCTTTTAAATTATCTCTGTCAATTATAAACTTTAATTCGTCTATTAACACTCGATCCGATGGGGTAAATGAAAGTTCTGTTTGAATTAAAGTGATTCCATCTTGATTTTTTCCTAAGGCTCGTTTTCTATTTACGGTAGGAGAAAACGGTACTTCTTCAATTTCAAATACAAATCCTTGGTATGTTGAAAAATTAGTACTTTCTTCTGCTTGTTGTTGAGTATTAGAAATTTCTATTAAACCATCATTAGGAGATGGTAAATTAAGATTAGAATTACATTTTTTAATGTTATCATCTAATAATTTCAATTTAACTATAAAATCATTTACATAAAATGATATTAATGCTACAGAAATTGATATGCTATTTACAGCAAATTGAGTTGGTGGAATTTTAGGATTACCAAATCTATCAAAGGTTTTTTCAGTAATAAGAGTATCTAAATCAGAAAGTGCAGCGGGAACCACCCCAGGAACTGCAGGTATAAGTTTAGCAGCTAAAGAAGCTGTTATTCTAGCTGCTTTTAGAGCAGTTATTAAATTTACTAAAGTATTAATTCCTAATTTAGCTAAATCAACTGTAAAAGTAACTCCTTTTAAAACTTTAGATATTGAATTAGCTTGTTCTAGTGCATTATTTCTTATTGAAATTACTTTAGATAATTCATTAGGAGTTGGACATTCCCCTTCTACTTTAACTAATTGTTTTTCTAAAGTAGGTATCAATCTATCAGCAAAAATCATAGCTTGATTTGTTACTAACACATTTAAGGCTTCAATTCCCTTTTTCCTAAAATCTCCAGGAGTAGAATTATTAATAATATTTTCTTCTATTTTAGCCATTATATAGTTTTACTTACTTTAGACTTTGTTTTAGTTTCTAAATTATTTTTTAATGAAACTAAAGTACTGATTAAAGGGGTAGTTGATGGAACCATATAAGCCATATAAGGAGAAGGGTTATTATTAAATTGATTCATCCATTTTCTTAATTCTTCAACTAACTCTGATAAAAGTTCTATTGTAGTATCTCCTTTTAGTAAGGGTTCTGTTGCCTCTTTATCTCCTAATAAAATATTAGGAGAATTTACTACAAATAAATTTTTGCTATCTATATTAACTGAATCCTGGGAATTTAAATTTATAGATTTAAGGGAACTTAATAATATAGAATCAACATTAGCATTTAACACTAATCTACCCGAATTAATTAATATTTGATTAGATGAATAATCTGGGACTAATTCAGGAGCTAGGGAGTTAGAATAGGAATTATAGTTAAATATATTAGGTTTTAGATTAACTTGTTGGGTAGAAGTTAAATAAATAGATCCACTATCTTCATTTATATTTTCTTCAATAGTAACCCACCCTTCATTTGTTACCTCTCCTTGACCATTTCTTATTTTAGTAATAGGATCCTTACCTTCACTACTACCAAATCTTATAGATTGGCCAAATCTCCCCTCTAAAATATAATCACCCTCAAAGGGTTGAAGAGGATTTATATTTAATTGTTCTATAAAGGTATTTCCTAAATTGATCTCTGTCCCCCCATCAGTTACTTTCCTAGTACTTCCTATTGAAGTTTGTTCATAATCTTTTTGTTGAGAAAAAGATAATTCTGAATTCCCCGGAATAGCATTATGGTGTTGACTTCCCCAAATGTTTACAGGAGGCAAATAATATGATATAGTGGCTGTATTGCTGTTTTCTACTTGATTATTAGGTAAAGAAATAACGGCTATTATTTCATTTTTTAAAGGGTAATGTTTTATATTAGGAAGTAGAGGAAAAGCAACCCTTCTAGGAGATCCCTCATCAGTAGGTTGTTCAACATCTTCTATAAAAACCATTCCAATAGAAGCCCATTCTCCATATTCATTAAATAGAGGATGAGAAGAATCTAATATAATATCCTTTACCCTAAAGCTACGAATCTCATCCGGGATACTAACTTTAGGAATATTATCTTTAGGTCTACGTGTAGATTTAGCAAACCCCCCTACACCATAATTTATCCGAGGCATTACTTTTTATCGTCTTTGAATTTTTTTACTTCATTCAATAATTGTTGTTTTTCATCCTCAGTCATTCCAAAGTTTCCATCATCTTGTCCTTCACTTTGAACTGCTCGTTGAATAATAGTGGCCATTTTAATAAGTTGTTCATCGTTCTTAACAGAAATTTCTAAGTATTCCTTAAGAAGGGGAACAACCAAAGTAGCATCACCAATATCTTGAATTAAAGGTTTTAACTCAGATATAAGAGTAGAAATTTGCTCTTCTTTTTTCTTTTGGTTAAGATAAATTTCTTCTAAAATATCAGAGAATTTTTTCCTACCAAATACTTTTTTATCTAATTGTCCCATATTTATTTTATTTATAAATATGAGATATCTTCAAAATTAGTGTATCCATATTCTTTATAAAAGATATAATGTTTTTTATAAATTTCTCCTAATTTAGTAGCTACTTTAGTAATTTGTGGAGTTTTAGCATCTACCATTTCTCTTATATAAATGTAAAGTGCTTTTTTATTAAACACATCTAAATTTTCTCTAGAAGCAAATATAGATAGTATAGCGTCCGCTATTTGAGCATCTTTTAATTTAGGAAATAGTTCGGGGAGAACTGAATTGCAATAATCTATGTACTCATCCATAAAAATAGAATCCCTATCTTTTTCCATAGGATCATAATCTATATCATATGAATATTTTAAATTATGGTGTAATTCTTCTACTGGAGCTTTATCTATTCGTTTTTTATAGTTTTTAGTATTTTGTATAATTAAATACCGTTTAGCAATTGTCCCAAAGTATGAAAATGCTTTTGCTCCACGTGTAGGATCAAATAAATGGATTTTGTCTAATAAAAACGTAATTACTTCATGTTGTAAATGTTCAATATCACTTACTTCGGTATAATAAAATTTAAAAGTATGAATTATATTTTCGGTAAGTTTAAAAAAAGCATAGTGAATATCTTTACGATAGATCTCACTACGCTCTTCGGGATCAGAAGAGCTATTGTATCTAACAATAGCGTCCTCTGTTGCTTGAGTAAAATATTGATTTTTACTTTTTTTCTTTCTTTTTCTCTTTACTGGTTCACTCATAATTTTTCTATCCTAAAATTGGATAAAACTCTCTGAAGTTCTTTAATTTGTTCATACATGAACCCTATCTCATCATCACTCTTAAAAATTCCTCGTTCATCAATTTTTTTAAGTCTTTCATCTGAGAGTTCTATTATTCTACTAAATTGATCAAGATAGGTTATATAACTAGCAAGGATATCTTCTTGCTTCTCGTTTTTCTTAAGAAGGTTAAAGGTTGTAAATCCTAAGACCACAACCAATACACCTAATATACTAATTACTATTATTTCTGTCATAGCTTATCAAATAAATCTTTAAGACCTTTACTTTCGAGTTGTGAAAGTGCTTTATCTTTTGTAGATTTTTTAGTTTCTTTCTTCAATATAAAATTCTCTTCCTGGGTAGGCACGGAATTTTTGAACTTAGGTAACCATTCTCGCTCAAATTCAATACGAGCAGCCATTAAATCTGCCTGGTGGAGAATATAGGGAAGAGAAGTACGTGGTTTTTGTTCGGGCATAAACACTTTAAGATACTTCTCATTAGCATTATCATATAAACCATCATGGGTTTGAATAGCTAACATTTCATTGAATGAATATTGAACACCATGAGATTGAAGCATAAATAAACCCCGATCAGGAACAGAAGCAAATGGGACTTGCTTATTAAACATATAATCTTCCCCTAATTTATCTTTCCTCCACTTATCAGTTTGGGGAATATAAGATTCATGTTCTTCATTACCCATCTTACCAAGATCATGATTGATAGCAGAGAAAACTAATTCTTCTTTAGTAAAAGTAGTCATATCTGCTCCTTCTTCTTCCCAAAGATCATATTGTTTAAGAGCACAACGAACTACTCTATTAACATGTTCAACGTATCCACCTGGGAAAGCATTATGGTATTCTTTTTTAT